AAGTAGTAGGTACTCAGTCAACATCTTTGCTTCTGGCATATCAATGTTAGACAGTACTTCTTCATCTACCTTCGGGTCTCCATTGTTAGTGAAGGTAGCTGGCTTCCATCCTCTCTTCATCAGACGGTCAGCTATCTGCTGTCGTGATGCAGGGTTGAATGGAATGGTCTTAGTCTTAGTCTTCATCTCAACTACAGTAGGTTCAAACACCTGCTGTAACTGGTTCTCAATCTCTTGCTTACGCCCTGCTATACTAGAGTACAGAGCCTGTGCTTGTTTAACATCAAAGGTAAAGCCTCGTTCCTGTTGCTCTACCAGCAAAGTATGTATCTCAGTCTCTAGGTCTAGTGCCTGTTTGCTGAAATTTTTTTCCACAATTTTAAGATATAGTTTGTAATTGACCATCGTGTCTTGGACACAGTAGTCGAGCATCTCTTGTGAGAAAGTTCCAAAGTCCTCACTATCACTACCGAAAACACCTTTTAATTCTCCTAGTCTGAAGCCCCAAGCTTTCAGGCTTTGCCTACCAATCAATGCTAGTGGCATCCTGTCTTGCTTGTGCAGTTTGATATCAACCTCACGAATGTCAGGCCATATAGTTCTAGAGTATACCAACGTATCAAGAGTTTGTCCAGTGTACTTGTAACCATGTAGCTTTTCTAACACACGTAGGTCATACTCAATTATGTTATGGCCTATCAGCATGTCAGCTTTGTCAAGTAACTTGATGCCCTCTTCTATATTGTTGGGGTCAAAGGTGTGTACTTCCTCTGTGTCTACATCTCTTGTTACTATGCACCACACCTGTGTTACATCATCCAAGAGATTGTCTGCTTCTATATCAAATATAAGTCTCATGCTCTGTCTCCGCAGTAGCTAGTTAAAATTCTATATCGTCCTCATCTTCATCAAAGATTGTCTCAGTCATACGTCCTGTATCAGTATCATACAACAGTGAACAACATAGTCCTGTATCGCCTGACCATCTGTTCTTAAGAACTCTTACATGGCTGACGTGAGGATTGTCTTTGTCTTGTTGGTCTCGCTCCAATCCAATCACCATATCACTAAGCTGACCGATTGCTGCTGAACCACGTAGCTGGGAGAGTGAAGTCTGTGCGCCGTCCTCATGTCCTCTGTCACCAGAGGGACGCTTCAAGTGTGACACTAGTATCAGGCCACAGTTTAACTCCTCAACCAACGCACGTAAACGTGTCATTGTATTATCAATAAGTCTCCTCTCATCTCCACCCTCTAGTCCACTGACTACGATACTGATGTGGTCAAGGATAATGTACTCACATCCACAACCATGAACTAAGTATCTTATCTTGTCAAGTAGATTATCACTATCAGTAGAACCCCAATGGTCATATAGGTATACTCTACCAGTTCCAAGTGTAGCATCGAAAGCATGTTTCAACTCCTCTTCTGGTACAGTGTTGTTGTGTAGGTGAAGGGGCTTGTTCATCTCAATCGACATCAGACCTAAGGCAGTACGCTTTATGCTTTCTTCAAGAGCAATGTATCCTAGTGTCCTACCATTCCTGATGAGATTGTGAGCAAACTCACGTGCTAGCTGTGACTTACCAATACCAGAGCCAGCAGTTACTGTTGTTATCTCACCCCTACGACAGCCACCTGTCTTCTCTTGCATACCTATGTATGGATAGGGTACTGAATCTTTACTGTCATCCTCAGTAACAATGTCCCATACATCTGTACCTGCTACGATACCATCAGGTCTGAATGTCTTAGCTTCCCATACAGCATCGACTAGTTCCTTGACCCTACCTGCTTGTAGCATTTCGTTAGCATCCTTCAAGGGAAGGGTAGCTATCTTACATTTGTTAGGTGGTAGTACTGAAGCACAATCCTTTGCTGCTTTCTGACCCACCTCGTCCATGTCAAACATAAGTACTACATACTCATACTTGGACAACCACTCAATAGACTTACCCAATGCTTTCTTTGCAGAGGTACAGCCTGAGGGTAGAGATACTACAGGCCACTTGTTATCCATCACCTGTGATAGGGACATAGCATCTAGCTCACCCTCACATATAGTAATGAACTTGCCACCCTTACCATCTCTCCATAGATGCTCACCATACAGGCCAACATCTTTAATGTTACCAACAACAGAGAAGTCCTTGTTGGCAAACCTAATCTTTTGTGCTGACAAATCTCCAGCCCTGCTACGATAGTTAGCAACCTGTACCTTCTGTCCCTTGTAATCAGTAACACCATAGCCCCAGAACTGACAAGTCTTTTGAGAGATACCACGCTTAAGTAAATCCCTGTACTCTATGTCCAAGAAGCCTGTGTCGTGTGTCTCAAACTTTGCCATAGCTTCCTCATTGTTAGCTGGTGTTAGTGTTTGGCAAGAGAAGCAGTAGTGTTTACCATTGCTATACAAAGCGTTGGCATCACTACTGCCACAGTGAGGACAGGCAACGTGCCTGATAAACTCACCGTCCTCAACCATCAATCTCTGCCTCTTCAAGTATGTCTACCATACGAGACAGACCCTTACGAATAGGCACTAGTACCTCAGGTGGATACTTGTCCTCATCCTGTACCATAAGGTATGCCATGTCCACATAATCAACATGCTCATGTACCTCTGCCTCATCTACATAGACAGAGAAGCGTAAGCCATCCTTGTTGAACTCAGCGTTCAAGTCAATCTCAGATACAATCTCTTCTGTAACATCTACAATACTCATAACCATTCCTCTGGTATACTGCCCTCATTCCAAACAAAACCATTACGGTCTGCCCACTCAGCACAGGTCATCTTTGAGCCATCCTTCCTTTTCTTAGCACCCTGTATTGTAGCGTCTGCTTTCTGGAATACAAACCTGATGTCCAACTCTGGATGCTGTGCCTTAACAGCCTTCATCTTTCGTTGTGCATCCTGTCTGAAGTATCCCTTCAACTCTACATACATAGTACCAACCTTCAAGTCAGGTACGTAGTGACGCTCCACATAGTAGGCCAGCTTCTCTGGCTCATACATATATGGAACATCACGTACATTCAGGTCATCAATGACCCTCTCCTCAAAAGTCCCCTTCGGCATCGGCATCACCACCAAAGACATCAAGTGCGTCATCCTTCTGCACAGCAGTAGTAACAAACCCATCCTCTTCCTCAAAGATAGAGGCAGCATTGTTACCATACTCTACAATGTCAATGACTTGTACAGCTTTCAATCGTAGTGTGACACCTACTGTCTTAGTGGCTGGCATCATGTAAGCGAAAGGTTCGACTGCAATCTTAACAACAGAACCATTGCCAATCAGGGTAGACCCATCAAGTGGTGTCTTCTTAGCATCCACAACCATTGGCTTCTGCTCGTACACCTTACCATCCTTTGACTTGACACGTGCTTTCATCTTAGCTTTGAATACAATGTCACCAGTAGGTGTACCAGCTTCATCAGTATCCATCTCAAAGGGTTGATGTGTGGACAGGACGTTTGTTAACTTAGGATTATCCTTGACAGCTTCAGCACGTTTAGCTTCTATCATGCTGTTGAACTGCTCACACACTTCTGTTGCTTCTGCCTCAGGTATTGTTACCTGAATAGAGTACTCACCCTCTGGAACATAACGAGTATCTGGTTCAAATACTTTTGCCCATCGAGCGTTGCCTTTAATAATTTCCAATTTATATTCTCCTATAATTATGATTAGGCTATGATGTAACTTTAGGATTTATGCAAAGAAGTACTGTGACTTTAGAACCTCACGTAAATCTAAGTTACCTTTACTTGGTGGAACAGGAACATCCTGTGTACCAAGCACTGTTATAGCATGGTCTCTCAACTCTGTCAAGATATCATGCTGTTCGTACATATTAACAAACTCCTCACGCAGTACCTCAGATAGCATAGGCATGTTGGTTGAGTGTGTACCATAGCTGTCGTGTACCATTGCGTAGTCCTCGATACCAAGCTTGGATGCTCTGTTAATAGTCTTGGTCATAGCTGCTGCATCCATAGAGTGTATGAAGTTAGGGCTACTACCCAAGCCTGTACGCTTACGATGCACTGCGTTCTCTCTGTCCTTAGGAAAGGATAGTGATACAGTGTTACCATTGATGTGTGTCTTAATCCTCTTGCTGTCTGTTTCGTTGTAGTTCTGTAGCACTAGCCAGCCTGTAGGTGTGACCCATTCCATGTGCTTGTTGTGGTCTGAGTACACATCTGCTACATCCTTGATGTATGTCATCACCTCTCTTGCTGATACAATCACATCAGCTATAGCATCCCATACATACTTTGACAAGTAGGAAGATGCCTCAAACAAATCATCACCGAATGGATTAGCTTCTCCCTTACTTATCTTGTCTTGCATTGCTTCCTCAATGTACTGCCTACATGCGTGACGTGTACCTGAGTAGGGTACTATCATAACAGGACGCTTGGCTATCTTCCTGTCTATCCCAAACTCTAAACACTTACGTGCTAGTTCTGTGTCATCCTCTCGTACCTTACGCATAGCTTCCTGTGCTACCTGTGTGTAGATATCCTGAGGTAGTTCAGATGCTGTTAGGTTGGTAGCCTTACCACCCTGCTCATCCCTCAGTATGGCAGAGAGATGCTGTAGTCCATTGCATGACCCATCTGCCGCACAGGGTAGACGTGTCTCAAATCCCCAGCCATCCTTCATCAAGCCTGACATCTCATAACACCACGCTAGAAACTGAAAGGGTTTGTCTGCCTCAAGCCAGACCATGCACTCGTATGGATTAGATACCACACGATGACACCACATCTCAGCAAAGTCCCAAGCCCAACGCTCACGCTCATCCAGTGTTACCTTGTCGTTACCATACAGGTTAGCACCATGTATGCACAGCCAACGTGCATCATCCCAACTGTTGATGGTGACAGGGTAGCCAAACTCTAGTAAAGCCTTGCTCCAATCTGCTGACTGAGTAGAGAGAAACGTGCTTGATGCGTACTTGCGTGAACGAAAGTCGTTCTGCCATACATAGTAGAACCTATCGTACCTGCTGTACTGTTCTGCTATCTTTAGTGTACGCTCCACTTGCACACGCTTGCTCATGCTGCGATTGTTTAAGGAGTAGATTTGATTACGCTTGCGTGACCACGTGCGAAACACATCCCTCTCTTGCTCAGTCATCTCTTCAGGTTCTTTATCAAATGGATAGGGTGGTAGAGGTAAGTCCTCTTTGGCTGGTAGGTTGCCCACCTGATGTCCATTGTCCCACAAGTTACGTGTGACCTCAAGTACCTGCTTGTTTATACGCCACTCAGTACGCTGTAGTGTGTTAAGACAGGCATACTCTTGTGTTAGGTCTTGCCTACGCAATCTATTTAAGTGTGTCTTTAAACTCATCTACGCCTCACTATAGGTAGCTTGTTAATCTCGTGACCATGATACCCACCACCTGTCACATCTGTCCAATCCTTAGGGATGATAACACATGGTAGTAGTCTAGGTCTGTGTGTCTCAGCAAAACTATTGAACGCATCAATCCATTCTACTGTGTCTGTCTCAGGTATAACATAGGTAGTCTTGCTTGTACGTTTAACCTGCTGTGTGTTCAGCTTTACTATACCTGTACTCTGGATGATAAGGTCTACCATCTTGAAGCCTACATGTACACGCTCTGACTGTTGCCATGTGTTCTCCTTGTATCCATCCTTGTTCATCTTGTTAGTCAGGCCGTAGCGTCTAGCACCATAGGCTTTCTTCATAGCTTGCTTGATTGTGTTACGTGCTATGTCACCCTCGTCTGCTATCCACCTGTCCAGCCTGTCTTGTATCTCAACGGCTGACCCTATGCTTCTAGCTACATACATCAGTGTGTTCTTTCTACTGATGCTGTCCACCAGTGTGACTAGACTGAGGTATGCTAACTGTTCTGGGTGTACATCCTTCACCCTCTTCCATGCTATGTCTCGTGATGTATTACTTGGATTGTCCAGCCACTCTCGTATAGCTACGGTCATGTCATCCACTAGCCTAGCTATGATAGCCCTGCCATGCAGAGTGTGGCTCTCTTTACCACGTTCTATTGATGCGTCACGTTCCTTTCTAAATCTTTCTATACCACCTGTCATCATCTCAGTTTCTAACTGTAGCTGGTGGTCAATAAGGTCTTGGTCTGTTTCTAAAGTTACATCCATAAGGAGACCCCCTGTTTTACATTATACTATAGTATGTATTACATGTTATAACATGTTTAACATACCTACTACACCTATCACTGTTACTCCTAGTAAGAAAGATACAAACTGTAACCCTTCCAGTAAATCATTAGTAGGATTAAACATTAAACCTATACCTACTACGAACATTAAACCTAAGAAGATACATACTATTAGTATCATACTACCTCTCCATAGTTACGTAACATAAAGGTTTCGTATGGTGTATCTTGTAACACCTCTGGTTCTGTTGTCCACTCAGCGTAGCAGTTATGACAGTAGCACTCAACCTTGTGGTCTACTGCGTACAGTTTCTCTGCCTCACTTGAGTTACAGTAAGGACATCTAGTGTATCCCATGCTCATTCCACTGCTCCTTGTTCTTCATCTCGTTACCTGCCTCGTACCCATGCTTGTACTTTACATTGTACTGTGGCTGTTTCTTTTTATCATACTGGTTGTCGTATGTCAACCCATGATATCCATTGTGGTAGCCCATAACGTAGGCATCATCGTACTTGTTTCTCATACTGTCTCCTTCCACCACACTGGTGTGTCGCTGTGATTCCAGACTGCAAAGCTAAACTTCTCGCCCATGTAGTACGCACGATAGGCATCTACTGAACAGTCAGTCTTGTATTGGTCAGGCATACACTGTGGTGGTTGTGTGTAGCCTTCGTCTGGTATGTTCTCTGGTAGTATACCAAGACTATCTAGTAGTCGTTGTGTCTTGTGTATCTTACCATACCTGAGTGTATAGTTCTTGCACAGATAGAACAGCAGGTCAAGTGTCCACTTGTAATGGTCAGCACTAGCACGTACCCACACTGTTGATGGATGGTTGATGTGCGTACACTTATACAAGTCTACATAGTCTGCCCACTCGTCACCATCTAGTACCCTGTGTGCAGTACTGAGTAGCTGTGCTGTCTCAAGTATCATCTTCACTACGTGCTTGTCGCAGTGCATCTCTGCCGCTTCCTCTGGTATCTTGCTCAGATAAAAGATATTCATTGCCAGTCCCCTTATCCCTCTGTCTGTTGTGTTTCTTCTTGTTAGGTACGTACTGTGTACGCCTTCTGCTTTGTAGCAGTGCCTTTGCTACTGGATTAATCTTTGTCATTGTCGTTATCTACTACTAACTCTAGCTGTGGTTCGTCATACATTTCTAG